CTTACTAAGGTCATCAGCATGGTCATCAAACAATTTATATTTTTTAACTAGTTTATTAACAAGTTTTACATGGGGTTCGTTTCCAGTTCTTATAGGTTTCTCGTCTGGAGCATCTATTTGAAACTCTACTCCAAAAGTTTTTGTTACTTTCTCATCAATTTCGATTTCTTCTTTTACTAACAGTTTACCCTCAATGGACAAATCGTCATTACCGCCAAAGTTGACTTTGAAATCATCATCTCCATAATCTTTTACAATAGTGCCGACTGTTTTTTCATAATGGCGTTGAGAAGGACTTTTCATAGAACCTTTCTTCACCTTTACTTTGTCACCAACTTTAAATTTCTCATCAAGGTCAACTTCTTCATCGACTGATTCTTTCTTCACCCAATAAGATGCCTGTAAGTCAGTGGAGTCATTTGGGCAATCACATTTTGGGTCTGCATTACCTTGTTCACAACCACAGTCTTCGCATACATACTCTTCTTTTACTTCTACCATCTCGTACTGTTCTTTCAGTGCAATCAGTAAATCCTTGTATGACTTTGCAATCTTGTTTTGGAAATCTTGCTTATCAGCAGAGCGTTTAATCTTATTAAACTTATCCTGTACTGCCTGTGCAATCTTAGCATCAACCTTTTGTTTACCAGACGCAAACTCAACATTGTGATTGCCTCTCATTGATACAGACTTCCTCAACTGCATAATGATATTCTTAGATGCAGCTTTTACGTCATCATCAGTTGCATCCGTATCAACATCAGCAGGGTCAATTCCTTTGTTTTTGCCCATTGCCTTCATTGCATCACGTTTTGCAGATGCACGTTCTGATACTTCTTGAAGGGCCTCAGACATTGTTTTTGAATATCTTGTCATTTTAATCTTCCCAAATTTTTATTTTAAGAGTACCTTCACCCTTAATTAGTCGATGGAATTCCATCTTGTTAATATTATAGAGTTTGCCTTTTTGCAATTCCTCTGGTAGTTTGTTGTCCATCTGAAGTTGCCATCCAGCACCCTCAACAACTGTAATCACTCTATCATTTCTATCACGATGCCAGATTAGTTCATCTTCAGATACATCCTCTGAAAAGGTTCTAATCTTACAATCTCCCTCTAGTTCGTCCTCATAAGGATTTACCAAAAGAAGTTGCCTCCACCCGATAGACCAAGTTGCTTAGCATACCGTGGCAAGTTGCACGCCCAGTATCCAGCTTTGGTTTTGTCTGTCTTGTTTGCACAATCATGTCTTGCAGCAAACGACTTTCTTGCTTCCTTGTCATCCAACTTTACTTTTAGTCCAGTTGTATCACCCCAAGAAACTTTCTTGACATTACCTGTTGATGGGTCTTTGACATATACATAGTACTTCTTAGGCCCGCCAACTTTTGGTTTATTTAGTTCTACATCTTTTCCTTTATACTCTGATTCCATCATAGGACAATCTAGTGGAACAGGATTACCATCATACATGGCATATTCACCAATGTCACCCTCTAGTAGTTCTTTATCAAAACCAGTAGGATTTAGTTCCCCATTTACATAGAGGCGTCTTTTTTCTTGAAAAAACTTATAGTATGATTCAGAACCCACACGATACTGATTAGATTCGATTAGACTTGAATCTTCACATTCGTTACAACAATCTGGAGTACCACAGGAAAGGTGTTCCTTGAATGAGAATACTGGTTGCTTGGGAGTCATTTTCTGTCTCATTTCTCTACTTGCGTCTGTTCCGACTTCACGAGGGTCTTGTTTATCTTCCTTCTGACCCTTTGCTTGTTTCCACAAATCTGCATCAGCAGTAGTTCTTGTCTTACCGCCAGTAAGGAATGAGTTCACTCTTGCGAATGCCCACTGTTGTGGAGTTGTGCCAGGGCGATGTCCTGTCTTCCATGCAGCCATTCCTCTGTCATACACCTTCTTTAGAATACCGTATGATACACCAGACTTTTCTGCTTTATTAACAAGTCCTTCAATCTTCTCATCCAACTGAAACTCTTCTTTAGCAACACAGTTCGGCACCATCTTGCCATTCTTCTTTTTCATACCAACTTGTTTGTGGGTATCCCAGCATGGGTCATCTTCACCAAACATCTGCTTGAACTTCTTTGTACTCTTAGATGGTTTTGTCTCTGCATCATGGTCGCCGGGCGCAGGGCCAGACTTACCTTTTGCAAAGTGTGCCGCACGTTTCTGTTTGGTGGACTTAGACATGGCATCACCTTCAGCATCTTTTGCATAATACTTTGCTGGTTCAGTACCTTTTCTGTCCTTGATATCTTTATCTTGTTTGACTTCGTACAACCACTTCTTATGTGTAGTACCATCTTGTTCTGCAAATACTAGATAGTTAGTTCCTCTACGAATAACTTGTCCAGACACACCAGTGTAGTTGTCTGTAACAGTATCACCGATAGCATATAACTTATTCTCTATATACAAATCACGAACAACATCTTCTTCAGTCATTACATTTGTTCTAGGAACAAAAGATTCACGAATACCCATGTACTTGCGAACATCTTTGAATAGAGACATTGCCTGTTTGAATGTACTTGGAACTCCAAGTTTGAATGTATCGAAATCATTTGCAGATGCAGAAGCTCTCATCTTAGATGCAGACATTCCTGTCACACCTTCTGCGTCTGGGTCACGCTCACCAGCAGAGATTACTTCGATGTTGTCAAAACCATAATATCCATGTTTTGCTTCAACACCATTATACTTGTTCAGTAGACCTTCAAACTCTGCAACTCTATCTGAACCGACAACCATTATGATTGATTTGTGTCCTTTGTTGTGTAGTGATACTGCAATCTCAAATACATTTCTTGCCTTATCCACAACAATAGTTTTAGCGTGTTTTGGGAACATCTTCTTCATGTATGCAACTTTCTTTGCATATGGAAGTGGGTCTTTCTTTGCGTTTTCAGAGTGAGATGCGAATACATAGTATGGTGCGCCGACATTCTTCTTTGCCTGTGCTGCGACTGCATCTAGTAATTTCTCATGTCCTGTAGTTGGGGGATTGAATCTACCAAATGTAAATACACAGGTATCTCCTCTTGCCTCAACTAATTCTGAAAACTTTTTCATTTTTCTGCCTTTGCCTTCTTTGCTAGTGATAATCGAACCAGTTCTGCCTTCTTCAATTTCGGCATCATCTTCTTTGCAATCTTCTTAACTGCGCCTGCTTTGGTCTTCATAATCTTATCATCAATTATCTGTCTTTGTTGCAGAGATAAGTTTGCATATGCATTAGCATCCATACCAGCAAACTTCTTGATGATTAATGTTTTTGCCGCTTTGTTTGCACGTTGTTGTATCTTTGCATCTGGAGCTTTCTTCATTCTTGCTCTTGCAATCTTTGCTTGTACTGCTGGGTTTTTCATCATCTTCTTCATGCGAATACCCATTTTTCTTCTTTGTTGAACGGTCATAATTTTACGTTCATATAAATCTTGCATTAGTTCGTCAAATGTAATCATTTATCCCACGCCTTTATTGCAGTAAAGTTGTTAAAACTAAATTCCATTCTATCTACGAGTTTCACTGCATCTCCTGATACTCTATCAATTGCAACGTAACCCTCTGGGTTAGTCACCTTAAAACCATTAGCAGTCTTAATAAAGGTATCAGTTAAACCCTTTACACTATTTAGTTTCTTTACAACTCCCATCTTTGCATCAACCAAATGTCCTTGGAAGGCAATGATGTTCTCTAAATTCTTTGTATGTTTCTTTACTTCACGCACCAGTTCTTTCTGAATTGTCTGATACTTCTCTTTACCCTTAACACTCTTTGCCTTATCAATCTGTTTCTGAATAGACATTTCAACCCACTTAGTATATCCCACTGCATGGGCTCTAGGGTTAGTAATCTTTGCACCTTCACGAACCTTACTATTGTTGTAAGTCTTCAGTGATGCACCAGCAAGAGCTCCTGTCATACTGTCTTGTAGTTTTAAGAACTTACCCAACATAGCAGAATTAATCTTTTGGAATGTAGAACCAGCAGATGATAGGGATGCAGTAACTATTGCAGTTTCAGCAGAAGTCATTGTTGCCTTACCTGATACATCTTTATAGGTTGCATCATCCATCCATACAGATGTTGAGTTC